CCTCAAGTAAAATACCTTGTCCATCCTCTTGCAATATCTTATCTGTATTTTCCTGAAGTAGATACGCTGGTGGTTGTCCAGTATGTAATGCAATATCTCCTGTCGTAACAAAATCAATTGATGCTTCTACAATTCCAGCAGCAGGAACACTAATAGCAACATTAGTAACAGCACACTCAGCGTCATACCAAACACTTGTTCTTGTTTGTGCTGGATCGTGATAAATAAAAAACCTGCCTAAAAAATCTGCTCCTTGATCTAAACGAACTGCTAATTGTGCTAAGTAAACAGGAAACTCAGGTTCAAGAATGTTTATAGTATCTCCTTGAAATGCTCTGTGTTGCCATATACACTGCATCTTCCCTTGACCAGAAATCATTCCTCGGTCATATCTTTGCCTGAAGTCCTCACCCAAACTATTAATATCAACGGTGTCTCTTGTCGTTGTAATTTCAAATTCTCGAACTTTACCAAGAGTTCTATATCTTGTGCCTTGACTCTGAAGTGTTATCTCTTTAGCGGAAGAAGGAGTGACAAGAGATAAAGCAGTAGAAGCATCACCAGCTAAAGCAGGACCAAAACTGTTATATAACTTCAATCCTCCAGCATCATCAATGTGAACGTACCAACGACCATCTGGATAATTATGACCAGAAACTAACTCTAAAGTTGATCCATCTTTTGTTGCAATCTTTAATTGATCTCCTGTCAGTATTGATCCACTAGCAAAATCAACACTAAATCTTTTCTTTGTTGTATTAACGTCAGCAGGATCTAAGGAAGAAGTAAAAGCACGACTATTACCTCTTTTTATTTCAACAAAACCTGTCGAACCAAAATAAATAGCCATTTAGAAGTCAAGTCCAGTAACAGCTCCATTGACTTCAAAACTAACATCAGCAGATAAAACTTCTCCAACAGAACTTGTCATTGCAAGACTTGTGATATAGGCATAAAAAGTGATTGAACGATCAGTGCCTCCGTCTAATATTTTTAGTTCAAATTTAACTGTATTTTTTGTACCACCACCTTGCTCTCCTCCACTTCCACTGTTAGCAGTAATTAAATTAGATAGCAATGTGCCTGTATCTGTCGTTCCTCCAGGAGTTTCTTGATAGTAGTAAAGACTGCAACTGCCTGTAACACTTCTGATTCCAGGGATTAATGTTCGATCAGTGTCTTCTAGAGAAACTGTTTCCAGTACCGCCTGATTCACAGTAAATGACCAAGAACGAACTTTTGCAGCAGTAGTGCCAGCTATGATTAAACGTCCATCTTGACCTGAGTAAAAACCAGCCATCTGCCTTAATTAAAAAACCTTTGCTTTATTCTAGTCCCCATCGAGACAAGCAACAAAAGAACAAGTGACATTATTTATACCAGGTTGAACATTTGTTATGCTCGGAGGTGCAGAATATCTCCATTTAGTAGCACTTTCACCCCCTATACCAGTTTCAATAAGGTCTCTTACTAAAGGATCTTCTATACCTTGTAATCCACGGGTATCATTGAATCGTATAGTACTCCAATCCTTATTAACATCAAAATAAGAGTTCATTATTTTATATACATCACTATCTGAAACATTAGTAAAACCTAGTGTCATCTTTGCGTTAACAGCCTTGTTCCCATAGCGAATAATAGTTTTAGAACCATTTTGAGATTCAAAAACATTCTGAGGATATTCTCCTGGTTGAAAAGATCTGCTGCTAGGAGCAACCTTATAAGGAAAATTGTAGTTAGCCATTAGCTCGCTTCGATTATAAAGTCATCTGCTTGCCAGTCTAAAGTAGCTAACGTTCCTGTGCTTGTTAACGGCTCATAACTTCCTGCCACTTCAACAAAGCCTTCTTCTGAATAAGTGATACTTTCTACTTTATAAATACGATCTGAAGCATTTGTTTGAGCAACTGTAAAAACACACCCTCTAAATCTAGATGCGGCTAGTCCACCTGTAATAGAAATATCAGTTGGGCCTCGTACTTCTTCATCCCCTGGCTTCCAATAAAAGATAGATGTTCCATTTGTCACAATAGATTGAGACTGAATTGCACCATTGTCAGTAATAACACCATTAGAAAAACGACTGGTATGAGTAGCTTCTGAATAATACCTAAAGTATTGTCCAGGTCTTAAGTGCATTGCTGCTTGTGGAGTTGTTTCAAACTTGATCCCATGATCAACCTTTTGTCTAACTCTTAAAGCAAACATTGCGAAATACTTTGCATGAGCTTGACTGGTACAGAAAACAGATAAATCAAATGTTTCTCTTGGATCTTTCTCTGATCCACCTTCTGAATTAGATAATCTTGCTTCAACAACTCTCGTTTCAGGAAAACCGTTTGTTTCCCTTTCTTTTCTCCATAAAATCCTTGCTTGAAAAAGTTGCCTTTCTTCTGGAGACAAAAATGATACCTTCAAATTCTTTGTATTGCCATCAGTAAATAAAGCTTTGATCTCTGGTTTTGCATTATTTTTGATCTCATATCTACTGTTATAAGGAACAGCAGGAACAAGAGAAAAACGACCTCCAATAACTGTGAAATCTAAGAAACAATAAGATGCTTGTTGATAAATAAATTCTCTTAGATTTTGATTTTCAGTAATAACACCGTCCCAGAAAAAGTCATTTGCTCGACAGAAACGTGCCGCAGTTGTCATCGCATCTTTGTCTACAGATACCGTTCCAATCAAATCACCAGCACCAATAATAGGATCTGTTAATAACGCATAAGCAATATCTGGGAATAAATTTGTAGAACGCCTATCATTGTGAATCAACGATTCAACCTTTATACCTTGTTTTATGTAGGCAGATAATTGGTTGAAAGAACTCCATTCCTTTGAACTATTCATTCTTACCCCTACCATTGCCAATTTTGTATAAGGTTGATCTGTTCCTTTTTTCTGTTCGTTTACATAGGTTACGGTATGTTCTGGACCCTCTAAGTGACTTGTTCTTTCTGCGTCAAAAGTAATGTAATCAGAAACAGCATCATAAGGATTAAGGTTCTGTCCGTTAGGCCAAGGTTCTGTAATTAAATCTGCTGTGTCTGATAAAACTGTAACTTGTACGTTCGCATAAGGAATTGTAACTTTATCACCTGTTTTATAATTTCTACCTTGAGAAGCAGTAGACCATTTATAACCAGTCCTCCCATCTTTTGTATATTTTTCAACATTAACCTTTAAAGTATTATTTCCTCCTGTCCCATTTGTAACTGAGACATTGTTGTACTGCGTAGGAGTAACAGGAACGGCTTTCCAAATATATTTAGTAACAGATCTTCGTCTGCTATAACCACCAAGAACACCAGGGAAAAGACAATATCTATTCCCGTCATGCAATACGCAACCATTCTCACTATACGTGCGCCCAACATCGTGATTTCTCCACATCACATCCCAATAAACTCTACCCCCTTCCTCATCATCCGTTCTGTCCCATTCACCTTTTGTACCTTTCCCAGAGTCATCTCCATTCCAATCCTCGTATCTTGATCCAGGTTTTCCATCTGTTTGGTGTATTGATCCAGTTGGCCCCCAACCCATCCTTGTAGGAATCGTTCCACTTTGATAAGAACTTAAACCGACAACAGTGCCTTCTTTTGTCGTAGGTAAATCACCTATAAACCATTCTTCATTAGATAATCGGTTAGGGTGTAATACAAACTGAGTTGATCCATTGAAAGCAATATTAAAATCATCGACCTCAAAGTTAACTAACTGATTACCTCCTAAACGATTAACAGTTTCATTCCTAAGATTCCTATATACTTCATTACCAGGGAAAGGAACCAACCTAAATTCATATTGCCCAAAAGGATGGCTAATTCTTATAAAGTTATACTGAGGTTGTGGAGTTCTACCGATAATACAAAAAGGTTTAGCACTTAATTTTTTCCAAGAAGCACTAGAACCTGCTTTTCTTACAAATAGCCGAAAGAAACTTAGTCTTTTTATATACTTATTAATGTTTCCTAGCGAAATATTTCCATTGTCATTTTCATAGTCTCTTACCGTACCATCAGCCCCATACCGCCAGTTACCTGGATGACTATTGACATTAGCAAAACCTGCAATCTGTTTCCATACCGTTGATTTCAATCCTATTTCTGTTATATCACATGATTTTGTATTAGAAACAGTAGCTATAGCACATTTTTGAGGAATCAAATTTCCATAAGAAGATCCAAAGGCAGTAGTATTATTTACATGAACAGTTCCTCCTTCTGTTATTTTAAAAGTAAAATATTTATTCAACCCTTCTTCCCACATAATATCTGTCATATTTGTGCAAATAGCCAAAGATGTACCAATCATAAATTGCTCTCCTATTGATATAGAATCATCAGCAGTTTCTCTTGTTGCATTAACAGAAGATTTAACATCTTCAACACCCCAAGGTCCATAACTTGAATAATATTTTTCTACTTTATGGTGAGTTAATCGATACTGTACTGTATCATTTTTACTAACAGATTTTCTTCCTTTTGAACTACTATTATTCTTCTTTGTAATGGCTGCAAACCTAGCGTAATATTTCTGTAATTTAGCCCTTTTTTGGTTAATATCTGCTTTCTGCTTTGAATCTTCTCCTTTTAAAACTAATTCATAAGGAAGTACAAACTTCATTCCATTTGGTAATGGCTCATAAAGGCCAAAATCTACCTGTGTATCAGGTGATCTCGTCCCAGAAAAAGTATCAGTTACATAATCATCTTCTTCATCAGAAAAGACCAAAGGCAAGGCAATAGCATCACTACTTTCGTTTTCTAAAGTGCCTTCCGCATATTGATCTCTATTAGACGAACCACTCTTTCTTTTAAACCTCCCAGAATTGGCCCCTGTCCTGCTGCCATCTAAGAAATAAAGAGCTAATTTTCCGTTTGTATAATTCTCTAAAAGAGTATCTCCTATTGCATAACCTTCAAAATCAGGTCGTGCCCCTAAAGTTGCAGATGATATTAAAAATATTCCTTTTAGTTGCTGACCTTTTCCAAGACTTAGAAGTTGTGACCATAAAAGTTTTGTATTAATACGAACACCGCCTATTTCTCCATCTCTATCAGCAAAAACTAAAGGAATTGTGTCTCCTAATTCTGCTAATTCCTGAATAGAATTAAAACCTGTTTGAGGTGAATATCTTTTAGGGCCAGAAGCATCTGCTGTTTTTAAACTGGGCGGTGTTTTGTATTTCGGTGCTTTAGGTTTCGGTGTCAGCAGGTAAGAGACAACCGATAAAGCAACACCGATTGCAAGGTTGACAAAGAAAGTCGTTGCACTAATAGGCTCACATCTTATGTCGGGAACTAAGTCATACGCTTTTGATCTTTGGCCGTTATAACTTTCTGTTTTATCTACAAAGAACCAATACTCTTCTTCTGTTATTCCTAAGACATTACATAATTCAA